TTACCTTTGATGAATGTCTTGCGTTCATTCACCATACCCCATGGAGAGATTTTATTGGCAAACGTATCACCAAGTTCACGTGCAATACGACGAACAAGATATGGCACATCAAAGAAATCAGTGTTCCAGCCAGTGATAATGTCTGGATAGTTTTGTTGCCACCAGATCATAAAATCTTTAAGCATAGACAACTCGCTGGTATATGCTTGATATGTTACATCATCACGATAGTTATTATAGAGTTTACCAGTTGGAGAGTAACCAAATGTGTTAACCTTCTTGCTGATCAAATCTTTAACAGTGATCAGAAGAATCTCTTCATTCGCCATTCTGATATCTGGGAATCCATTCTCAGTGGCAGTCTCAATATCAACTGTATAGACTTTGATCTGTTCCATGTCCCAGTTGACATCGGTGTCATACGTGTCACTGATATATTGATAGGCATAATTTGTATTACCATAAACAGGGAATCCTTCAACACCTTCGTATCGTTTAACAAAGTCTTTGGTCTCACGAATAGTTCCAGGTTTCACTTCATCAACATAGGTGTCATCAAGTGTCTTCCACTTTGATGACTTGTTAGAAGTGACAAAAAGCGTAGGGTAGAAATCTACCTTACGCTGATACGGTCTGCCTTTATCGTACCCTCTAACGAGGATCTTGTCACCCACTGCATGGGCTGTTGTATAAAATTCCATTATTTAGTTTTTTCTGCTAGTATTTTATAACCTGTGTAAGTGGGATGAACTCCATCTGTGCTTATGTTAGTCTCAGGTCTAGGGATGACTATATCACCAAACTCTGTGGCAATCTTTTTTACTGCTTCTACTTGATCAGGTTTTAGTTTATGACTGGGAAGTAACCAAAAAACTCTATCAGCATCAGCAAGGTTTCTTAACAGGCGAATGTTTTCTTCTGTCTTGATTCCTTTATAATCGTTTGCACCAAGACTAATAATAAGTGTACGAGCAGTAACCCTACTAAACATATCCAGATGTTTGTCATTCCATACTTTGGAGTTGATACCACTTTTGGCAATTGATGCGCATTCAGTTCTTATCTGACTAACACCAACTGCAATACTATCACCGATAATCATACAATCAAGCATTTGATTTCCCATACATAAGTTGCATTGCATCCAGTGCACAATCGTGCACAGGATGGTGTTTGATAACTTCATGTCGTTTAAAAAGAGGATGGTCTACATCTACATATCCATTTGTAGTTCCATACAAAATATCAACTGCAGTTCGAACATCTCTCCACATATTATACCCTGTAATTTCTTCGCATTCAAATTTAACTGCCAAAGAATCAATTACAAGTTGGTCTAATGAGCCACGTGCCCACATAGTTTGTTTAAATGCATCTTTGTGTTCTCCCATATATTTGTAGAGTTTAAGGAATGCATTATTTACAGTCATATCATCACGAGAAGGATTTAGGCTAACCTGTTTAACGTAGTCGTGTTGTTCTTTCCACCAAGATAAAGTAGATTTAGAAACAGTACGACCAGCATCCATCTGTTCCTTGGCATTAAACTTAACAAAGCATGCATTATCAAGTAGGTCTTGATATGTTGGACGTTTCTCTGGATCGAAATGAATCAATGCTGCCGATAGAACGACAGCATTTGATTCGACACCGAGTGTTTCCACATCGAAAATAAACATTATAGAGTTACCCTCTCGTTTCGGTACTTAGTCATACCATTACCTTCACCTTCTTTAGTGAAAAATGTATCAATCTTCTGCTCAGAAGACCATGATTTACAATAATCATTATCAACATCGCAGATAGCAATCGCTTCATCCTCTGGAACAACACGATGACTAAAGATTGTCTCACCGAGCCATAACTGAGAAAACTCTTTTGCATCTTCACAGGTAACATCATCAAGAGCATACTCAGGATGATCAGCTGGTGCTTCAACCATATAACGCATACGGTATTGACTAATTGTTTCTACCATTACCCATACTTTTCCATCAGACATTTTCTTTCCTTTCATTCATTATCAGTTGACGCTCTTCTTCATGTTTATCACAAAGAGTTCTAATCCATCCGCCACTACGACGTTCACCTTTATCACCACACTCTTCACAAATTTGTCCAGACAAAGATTCTGCCATTGATACCATACCAGCAATTATATCATTACCACCATCGTAATAGAAACGCAATGTGCCAAACTTCTCTTTAATCTGAGCAACCTGTACTTGCTTAATAGATTTATACTTCATGTCTGGATACTTTTCTGCCATATTATTATTCCAATCAATATGACTTTGTATATTGGTACACAAAGTCTCAATCATTGGCCACCATCCAGATCCAGTAGCGAAGCCACCATATCGACCAGCAAACATCAAAGGAAATTGTTCATGCATTCTTTTTGAGAATTCTTCATAGTCAATGTGTTCTCGCATAATTAACCCCAAGTCCTATGTTGTTCAGCAATGTGTTCTAAGCCATCATATTCTTCAATGATGTAGTTAACATCATCAGGAATCTCCACGACTTTTAATTCAGCATGGTCACCATTAGCTTTGTCACCCATCTCTTCAACTACTTGAACCAGTGCTGGATCATGGCGTTCGATGTCTCGTGGGTAAACAGTTTGCTCGGAATGAGCTTGGTTATAGGCACGACGATCTTCCATTGACATCGCATAGAAGGCTTCACCCTCTTTAGACTCAATGCGATCTTCTGGCTTAACTATCCAGTAAGTCCAAAACTTCCAGCTACCAATACTACCTTCTTGTTCTGGATAAACAGTGATACCTTTGATCTCAAAGTATCGCATAACAGCTTCGTGGCTCAAACCGAAACCACCATAACAACGATTGATCACTACTTTCATTTTATCACCTTTGAATTATCTGCAACATCTTTATCATTACGAATTTCAATGAACACTGGAAGGAATAGAGATTCTTCTCCAGCTTTGTTCTTGATCCTAGCATTATACTTCACTGCCACAATTTTGTCAACTAAATTTTCTTTCCAATATTGCTTTCGGTGTGCATCTGTAAAACCAGATCCAACATTTACCTTTACAATACCATCTGCTGATTCACAAACGATAGCACCGAGCATTCCTGCAGCTTTACCTGTACCTTCTTCAACTGCAACAATCTTCAGATCGCATTCTAGTTCACCTTTGAATTTGATCTGATGCTTTGCACGTTTGTCTTCCCAAACACCTGAACCATCTTTTAGAATAAGTCCTTCAAGACCTTTTGACAAATAATCTTCAAAGATCACCTGTGCTTCTTCCAGACTCTGGACAATATCACTTGCAACACACCATATCTTTTTACCTTCTGACTTCTGTTTATTAGTCAATAGTTCCAACGATGAGAATCGTTTCGAGTATGGAGTCGGACAGTAACCATCAGTGAAGTACGCATATGGAATAACATCCCAAACAGTGGCGTGAACCAATGATGCTTCCTTTGCAGAGATTGTACCCTTGTTTGCTTTGTTGAGAATACCATTTCCAGTCTGACGATCTGCAAACTGGTAGTCATCCTCAAACATTACCAACAACTCACCATCGAATACACAATCAATATCGCCAGCAAGTGCAGCAAACTCTTTCTCGAGATTACCCAACAGATGAATCTGTTTACCATTTCGGCTACGGAATTCTACCTTACCACTTCTGACGATAGCGTTGAAGCGCATCCCGTCCATCTTTAACTGTGCGTATGCTGGATAGTTTATTTTGTCCACTAGCTTCTGTTCGAATCCGCTGCAAAGCATTACTGGATACTCTTGGATCAAGCCACTCCACACGCTGTTTGCAGTTGATACTTGGACGCCACATTTCAAATCCTTCTCAATAATTCGTTCTAGAACCTTAGCATCATCTGGGCTAACAGCTTGTAGGATGTTAGTCAAGTGGTCAATAGCAGCGTTGCCAGTAACAACACGCTCACGCAAGTCAAATAATGCTGGCAACATGGACTTGAGTGATGCTGCATGCGAAGTTGTGTTTGGAACATACGCTGGAATCTTACGTTGATAGAATTGAGTGAATGGATCAAGAGCCAAACGAATGACTTCTCGCAACGTGTCATTGTTTGAGTTCTTACTCAGCTGTTCAATCTTATAGTTGCGTGACGCATTGCTAGCAAGATCATTGAGGAATTCATTAATGTTCATTTACGTTTCAATTCTTTGAAGGTACGGTAACGTGGATCGAATGCAATTGGCTTGATAAACTTCTTCACTGTTTGTGTGTCGATGTTATAGAATGCATACATCTTACGTTTGTCGTCTGACAAATAATAGATGTGATTCGAGACTGGAGTTGTCCAGTCTTTTG